CAAGGGATGGCTTTACAATGAGTTCTACGCACCGCATAAGATGGACAACCTGCCACAGCATCTAGCATTCATCCCTTCACTACCTACTGACAACCCACACCTACCTGAAAGCTACATTGAAACACTTGAACGTTTACCCGAAATAGATAGGCGAAGGCTGTTACACGGTGACTGGGAATATGATGAAAGCGTAGACAACCTTTACCAATACGATGATTTAGTGCGCTGCTTCCGGAATGAAGAAAGCAAAGGTGAAAAGTATATAAGTGCGGATATCGCACGACTAGGAAAAGACCGTAGTGTTATATGCGTGTGGCATGGATTGCATTTGATGGAGATACACGAGCTGCGTAAGCAACCTATCACCACAGTAGTTAGCACCATTCGCCAACTATGCGATAGGCATAGCATCAAACTAAGCAATGTGATCTGTGATGAAGATGGTGTAGGTGGGGGTGTAGTAGATAGCCTAAAGTGTCGAGGCTTCTTGAATGGTGGGCGTGCTAAGCAAGCAGATAGATATACTAACCAAAAGGCTGAATGTTATTTCAAGCTTGCAGAATTAATCGAGCAGAACAAAGTAATCTTTAAAGTGAATCAGTTCCGGGATGTAATCATTCAAGAACTGGACATGATACGCAGACGACAACCTGAAGCCGATGGAAAGTTGGCAGTAATAAGCAAAGAAGAAATAGCACGCATGCACGGCAAGTCACCTGACTACGCTGATGCTATCATGATGCGTATGTACTTCGAACTGTTCCCGAACTACGGTAGCTATTCGTGGGCGTGAGGTGGTTACAATGTGTAACCGATTGAAACTAACACATTGATTCTCAATTACACGTTTGTTAAAATTTGTTAAAAATGCATACTACCTATTGCGTGGTGTAAAAAGTTACCTACATTTGTCAAACAAATAACAACAATAAAAACAAAACGTCATGAAGCAATTTTTAATTACAGGTTACAACCGCAACAACAACATCGTTCAAACGCTAACCTACAACACTGAGGTTTTAACCGAATCAATGAAGCGCAATGCGATGGATACTATCCAGCTTTTCTCAGCCAGTCCACTTCGTTTTGAAATCAAAGAAATCTAATACCATGAAAACAGCATCCAAAATTCTTCGCTACATTATCGCGGCAATTATCATTTACGCAGTGCTTAGCTACTGTCAAGAAATCAATGATTGCCTAATGAAGTATTAATCTTAAATCACAATAACATGAACTCATTTCACAAAGACAATCTTGAAGCATTGCAGAAGTTTCAGCAGATGCTTAACGCCAAACCCGATGAACTCGGAATTGAAAAAACCCCCGATGGTAAGGCAAAGACCCTCGTAGTATCGCACGTAGAAACCACCTTAGACGAAATGTTCTTCGGTCATTGGCGCACTGAGAATTTCAAGTGGGAGCGTATGGCTAACGAGGTCGTGGGTAGCCTTGACCTTGTAGTGATTCATCCGATAACCGGGTATGAGTTGCGCAGAACAGGTGCAGCATCCATTGTCATCATGGTAGACAAAGTACCCAGTGCATTAGCAGCTGACCCGATTCAGCGCAATAGATGGGCATTAAACGCAGATAATAAAAAGCCGAACGCCTTAGATTTGGCATTCCCTAAACTCAAAACTGAGTGCCTTAAAAACGCTGCGTTGTCATTTGGTAAGTTGTTAGGCCGTGACCTTAACCGAAACAACGTGGATGTGTACAAGCCATTCAAGTTAAAGGGTAGCCTTAACGCATCCAACAAAGATGTGCAGTACATGCTTGAGTTAATCGATAAAGCACAAAGCTTAGACGATTGCGACATCATCTTGCAAGCATGCCCGCAAGAATTCTACGCACAAATAGAACCGTTAGTAAATGTTAAAAAACAAGAACTTAGCGGATTGTTGTAATATCTTAGCAGCATCAATCAAGTTGTTCGGAATTTCCGAACTTGTCAAAAACAAAAACAAAACACAATGGAACAAACTTTATTTAGAGCATCGCAGCTAGGTAAGCTAATGACCGATGCACGTACAAAAACAGGTTTAAGTGAAACAACTAAGAGCGCACTGCTCGAAATCTACATCCAACAGAAGTACAACCGTTACAAAGAAATAAGTAACAAGTATATTGAGAAAGGTGTAGCGGTTGAAAATGATGCGATAGACCTTTGGCGTAGAGAACGTGGCGCAATCGTATTCAAAAACGAAATCAATTTCAAGAATGACTACATCACAGGTACGCCCGATTTGCTTATCAAAGATGGTGGCGTAGTGGTGAACGTGCCGGATATCAAAAGCAGTTGGGACATTCATACCTTCATGGATGCAAAGCTTAACGAGATTAGCAAAGACTACTACTGGCAAGGTCAAGCATACTGTTGGCTAACAGGTGCGCCAAAGGCTACGTTCTGCTTTGTGCTTGTTAACGCACCATCACAAATGATAGATACTGAAAAGTATCGCCTATCATTACGCATGAATCTTATTGATCCACAGAGCAACCCTGAATTTATTAAGAAGGCGCAGCGCATTGAAAAGAATATGATTTATGATATGCCTACTTACTTGAATGAAAATCCAAGTGCTAACCTTGAAACAGACCTTAGCGAATGGATGTACGATATACCAGTACAGGAGCGCATCCACGAAAAGGTTGTGGAGTTTGATGAAGCAGCAATCGCAAAGCTTCAGGAGCGTGTACCAATGTGGCGTGAATATCTTAATACTTTAGCATTATGACACACGGCTCACTATTTAGCGGTATAGGTGGATTTGATTTAGCAGCAGAATGGATGGGTTGGGAAAACAAGTTTCATTGCGAATGGAATGAGTTTGGACAGCGTGTGCTTCACCACTATTGGCCCGATGCAGAATTATTTACAGACATTACAAAATCCGATTTTACAAAGTATGCAAACCAAATTGATGTTCTTACCGGGGGATTCCCATGCCAACCATATTCAGCCGCAGGAAAGCGACTCGGAAAAGAGGACGAACGCCATTTATGGCCTCAAATGTGTCGAGCAATACGAGAGGTTGCCCCGCGTTACGTTGTGGGCGAAAACGTTCGCGGCCTTACTAATTGGAACGGGGGACTGGTATTCAACGAGGTGTGTGCTGACTTGGAAAATATTGGGTATCAAGTCGCGCCCTTTATTATACCTGCGAGCGCGGTCAATGCGCCACACCAACGAGAACGAGTTTGGTTTGTTGCCTACGCCGAAGCTGTCGGATTCACACAGTCAAAGAGAACTGACGAACGGGGAAAACATCAGCAAAACAACGGGAACGAAATACGGTTTGCAATTGATACAGATGGCTCAAGCAATGATGCTACCAACGCCAACGGCAATGGATTCAACCAATGCGACTGCGAACATGAAAAGCTCGCAAGTGAAACCGGGTTCGATGCACTCAATGACATTAACCAGGATGCTATGCACACCGACAGCACAAGCAAGCAGGGGAAATACATCGGACAAAAGAGGGAAGGGAAATTTGACAGATCAAATTGCAGAAATGGAATTAACCAATTCAAAAACTTCCCAACTCAATCCCCGATTTGTGGCGGAGATGATGGGCTTCCCTCCGAATTGGACGGAATTACCTTTTCTAAATGGCGCAACGAATCAATAAAAGCATATGGCAATGCCATTGTGCCACAAGTAGTATATCAAATTTTTAAATCAATAGAAGCATATGAACGTACTTTGCACATTAATCATTTGGGGGGGCATGCACTATGCAACCCCGGCATGGATGGAGAAACAGATACCCGATTGGATGTGGTCACGCTATGAAATACACATAGCACCATACGGTACAAAGCTATCCAGTATCGCAAACGTAGACCCAAAGACAACCGCACTCATAGGATTTAGCGCAGGTGGTTTGGATGTGCTACGTAACTACTCGCAGGATTATGCAATGGTGGTGCTGCTTGATCCATCAACTCGCATCGATTATGCAAAAACTGCATACACCACTAACACCTACATGTTCTATAATCAATCTAATTGGGGCGGTACGAATAAGAGCATGGACGATGTAGCGAATCAAATCAATGCAACAGGTGGTAAGGCTGTAAGCATGAAGCTTAAGCACAGCGAAATACCTGCATACTTTTTTAATCACTTTAAAGGCGACTACTAATGAAAGCAAAAGACAAAGCATGGCAGCTGTACTCAAACTATTTTGATTTAGTCGAAGGCGAAAAGCAAGAAGGTAACTTAGTTGATGTGCATGTGAAAGCACTTAACTGCGCAATCCTTTGCGTAGATGAAGCAATCAGCAACGCACCTAATGACATCCTTAACGATTTCGAAAGCACCGGGGAATTTTACTCCGTGAAAGCCTACTACCACCACGTAAAAAACGAATTACTTAAACTCAATGTACAAAAGAAAGTTACTACCCCTTGAAGATCTACGTGAAGAACGCATAGTCTTGCTTAGCATGTACGCTAATGCCAAAACCAACTACGTTAAAGCAAACTTGTTTAATAAAATCAAAGCAGTTAATCAGGACTTATTTACCATAACTAAAGACACAAAGTATTTATGACACAAGAGAAAAAAGAAACGGCAATGCGCAGGCTTCATTTAGCCCTAAAGAAACGCTTTAAAGGTCAAGCCATACGCATGACATGGGCGGAAATGGAAGGCTTCCTAAATGCAGCGCAAACGATTGAAATGAACCACATCCTTAATGCCTACAACGATGGGTATAAAGATGGTGAAAGTGGACAACCTAACCGAACACAGATTGAACCATGAAAGCAACACTAACCTTTGATCTACCCGAAGAAGAAATAGAATACAACTACACTCTTAACGCTGCCCGGTATAAGGATGCACTTAAAGACATCATGGATTTGATGCGAAGAGAATTCAAGTACGGTGAAAATAGTGAGGAGGTAGAAGGAAAGATAGCCGAACTTTACGATAGGTTTATAGAAATAACGGAAGGATTGTTTAATGAATAGATTTTTAATACTTAGCAGCGGGCGCATCATTGCTGCACCTTGCGATAGCCATGTTTCCAAAGAAACCTACCCAGCGCTTCGCCTTCAGCATCCACCTTTTCCTCACTCCACTCAGGTTGAATGTGATGAAGATACTCATGGATCAACACAATGAGGTAGCGCATTGGTGGTAACGTAGGGTCAATCTCAATAACGTTATCACAGTACAACCCATCTGCACGTTCACGGCCTAACTTGCGATGAATAACTTTGGGATGTTGCTTGCGTTTCATTGTGCTATATTTACAACGGTTTTGTGTTCATACACTTTTCATTGTTTTTGTTATTTGATTGACTAAAGCCCCTGCAACGGTGGGGGCTTTTTCATTTATCGAATCTTACCATTAACAATGCGATAGTTGTTCACTTCAAAATCTCCCGTGTCCATGATACGCACATGAGCAAAACCGTGATGGTGCTTGTTGATGGGCATGTAATCGGGATGCAGTTCGCACAAACATGCCACACTCCAACACGTAGTAAGCTTGCCATTGATGTTAGGCTCTGTATGTTCACTTGCTTGGTGGTGATGACCGCACAATGCGCTATCCTTAGCACGTAAAAATAGACCACGTGCGATGTTTACAGGGCTAAATACAGATGCACCCAGTTCATGCCCGTGCAAGATTGTCAACTTACCTGCATGGATTATCTGCTTATCCGGTATGAACGTAATGTTTAACTCATCAAGTTTCATTAAACTTTCAAAACTAAACTCATTCATGCCTAATAAATCGGGTGCATTGCGCATGATGTAGTGATCATAACGCACATCGTGGTTACCGCACTTGTAATAGATAGCAGCATTCGGGAAAAGCTTGCGTAGCGTTTGCAAAAACTGCCGTGTCATTAGCACTTCATGTCCGAAGTTGCGCTTACGCGGGTCTTTTTCAAATCGGCTGATAGCGTAGAAGTCTATGATGTCACCGTTCAATAGGATGGTGTTAACCTCATTCTCCAAACCGTACTTTAGTGCAAGCGTTAACGCCTGAATGTTATGGTACGGCACGTGAATATCCGACATCAATAGGATGTCATTGTGATTAACAGGTAACTTAAACGGTTTGTAGTTTGATTCCTGTGATGGCGGCAGGTCAAGCGGGTTAGATTCCGATGGCTTTAGTTCATCGAGCAGGCTGCTAAACCCGTTCAACTTAGTTTCCAAGTTAAGTAAAGGGCTTTTGCCTTTATCAATTTGCCCTACTACTTGCGTATTGTTTTTGGCTATGTTGTTATTTTTACACCACGCATGGTACATGCGGGTAAAACTCTTTGGACTGGTACTGATATTATACTTACGCATCGCATCAGCAATACGACTTGTTAGTGTACCCTCGCCTTCGTTTATCTCAAGATAAACCGCAGCGTAATTAAGCCTCATGGTATTTATTTTTGACCTCGCAAGTACCCTGTCAATTCCGCAAGGTTGTTTGATATCAAAATATTCTGCGTAGCTATGGTGTCTATCTTGCTTTCAAGCTTATCAATAGCCTTGTTCTGTTCGTCTTTCATAGCCGTGAGTTTATTATTGAATTCTTCTTTAGTATCCTTTATAGATTCAGCAAGCATAGTAACTTCTCGTTTATGATATGATTCAACAGTCTTAAGTGATGCGCTAACCTTTACAACGTCACGCTTCAAAGCATAATACAACCCGGTAAGCGATACAGCACCACCTATAATTGTTACTAAATCTCTTGGCTGAAAATCCATATCTATAGTATTGTAAAATATATAGTAGAAAAAGCGACCGCTGTGATACCAACTGTGAGCATTGTGTTGGAAATTATTAACCGCCTATTGCGTTTCTTCAAATCCTTTATTTGATTATCCTTCTCAGCATTGACGGCACTTTCAATGCTTTGCTTATTCTCGTAGATAGTCGCTAATGTTTCATAACTCGCTGCCTGTATGCCTGTTATCTTAGCATAGTAATGCGTCTTTAGCTTCTCCATCTGATACAAGCTATCAAGTTCTTTGGTAGTGTTGTACCAATACATCATGCTATTGTAGTTCAGATTGAAAAGCTGCTGATCGTAGGTTGTAAGTTCGGGTGTAAAATCCCGCCTTGAGTAACGAGTCCGACTTTCTGAGCGTTGTGCGAAACTTACTATCTGCATTAGCAGGAGTAGAGTTAAGAATATTAAAGGTTTCATTTTGATAGTATTCATTGGTGATTTGGTGGCGTTCTATGATAGTATCTGTGCGAATGGCAAGTGAGTCAATCTTAGCAAAGAGTGAATCGGTTTTGTCATTATTCAGCTGAATGATTTGATATAAGGAATCATTGATAGTATTAAGCCTATCAACAGCCGGATTTTCTTTCTTGTTGCAACCGCGAAAGGTTAGGATAATACCACTACCCACCACGACGATAATGCCTATATAAAGTGCTATGCGCTTCATGCCTTTTTCCATCTTGTTATATGTATGCTCTTGTTCAATGGTCTTATCTTGACATATACACCACCGCTACTACGCCCGTCACGCGAACCTGAATCATTGGTATTGCCTTCAATGGTGCGTACTGAATACGGATTGATACGGTCAACTATACCCGTATGCCCGATGGCCTTATATCTGTTACTCTTTCTGAAATGGTTGTATGATAAAGTCATGACCAGTACGTCATTTGGATTATACGATTGGTAGAATTTACCATCTGTATAGATCACGTCATTCTTGTTGTAGGCAGTTGGTGACCACCCGCTAATCTTGTGAGGTATCCCACACTCATCGAGCATAGCGGCAACAAAGAAACTGCACCAATGGTAGGTAGGTTTCCACCCTTGCAAGCTCATGATGTACTGCAAGTACTGGTCAGTAAATGCCATATTGTTACCGCCCTTCTCCTTTACGCCTACAAACGATAAGGCCGTGAACCTTACACAATAACCGTCATTAGCGTTCGCAATACGAATAGAAAAGCTGCAAAGTAAAACGCATATAAGAGCA